TTTTCAATTTATATATTGCAATTCAGTTACGAATATGTAATACTGTTCTCAAATGGATAGCTGAAACCCATAAACGGGTAACTGAAGCCCCTGGACGCTGAAATATTGCGTCCAGGGGCTTTTTGCATTTCAGGTGAGAATGGCAATAAAAACCTATACCGAACAGCTTGAAAGCGTCCAGGAAGCAATAGCCGCCATCGAATCAGGGGCGCAATCATACGAAATAGCTGGCAGGAAGCAGACCAAAGCCGATCTTGCGACCCTCTACGCCCGTGAAGCATTTCTTATGCCCAAGGCGTTGCGAGAGTCAAGCGGTCGAAATGGTATCCGTGTGCGCGGTATAACTCCGGTGGACGTATGAGACGAAACATTCCGAAGCCGAACATGTGGGAGCGTGGCCTTGCTTTAATCGCTCCAGCCTTCGCCACAAAAATATATCAAACTCGCGCCGCGTTCAACATGGCCGCGTCTTACCATGGGTCGTCAAAGTCTCGCCGGTCGTTATCAGGATGGACAGCAGGTGGTGGGGATGCTGACGCGGATATTCTCCCGGACCTTGCGGACCTCCGCTCTCGCTCACGCGACCTTTATCGCAACAATTCAATAGGTGGGGCGGCAATCAATACCGCTGTGACATCCATTGTAGGCACAGGGTTGACCCTGCAATGTCGTTTAAACCGCGAAGTATTGGGCCTTGACGACGACCAGGCCAGCGAATGGGAAGCAAAAACCGAAGCAGAATTTCGGCTCTTTACCCGTTCTTGCGACATTCAGCGACAATTGACATTTTACGCACTCCAGGAACTTGCATTCAGGTCATGCCTTGAAAACGGTGACGTGCTCACCTCAACACCATATAAAAAGTACAAATCCGACGCCTACGGGCTAAAAATCCAACTCATTGAGGCTGACCGGGTAAGCAATCCGCGACTTTCAATTGACACCAATACCTTTTCTGGAGGTGTGGAGCGAGACAGCAACGGCGTTGCGCTTCGATATCACGTCCAAAAGGTTCATCCGGGAAACATGTATAAGCATGTGTCGGAGTGGATGAGCGTACCGGCATTCAATAGCCGTGATCAGAAAGTATCTTGGCTGCTTTTCCACAAAGTAAGAGTCGGTCAAAACCGGGGAATCCCTTTTCTTGCTCCAGTAATTGAGGAAATAAAGCAACTCTCCCGCATGACGGAAAACGAAATCATGCGGGCGGTAATCTCCTCGCTTTTCACTGTTTTCGTTGAGTCTCCAGACGGAAATGGCCTGGACCTGCTCGATATTCAAAGCGAAACCGGCGGAACATCAAGCGACAAAGATTTCAAACTCGGAAACGGCAATATTATCGATCTGGCCGAGGGCGAAAAAGTCACCTTTGCAGAACCGAAAATCCCAAACGTTAATTTCGGGCCTTTCATTGATGCAGTGTCAAGGCAGATAGGCGCACGCCTTGAAATCCCTGTCGAGGTAATGACCAAACTATTCAACACCTCATACACGGCAGCACAGGCGGCATTTCTTGAGGCATGGCGCTTCTTCCTTGGCCGTCGCGAATGGCTCGCAGAAAACTTTTGTCAACCTGTTTATGAGCTATGGCTCACCGAAGCAGTGGCAAGTGGGCGGGTTATGGCACCGGGTTTTCTCACTGGTGATCCTTTAATCCGTGAAGCATGGCTTGGCTCTGATTGGGTGGGCGATGCACCGGGCCATATCCGCGAAACAGAGGCAATCAACGCCGCAGTTGCCAGGATTGACGCCGGTCTGAGCAATGAGGCTATCGAGACAACCTCGCTCACAGGCAGAGACAGAGACACCGTATACCGACAACGCAAAAAAGAGGTTGAGCAACGCCGAGCAGATAACATGCTGGCGATATCGACCGGGACCGCACCGGCAGCAGAACTTGAAGCAGCTGGGGAAATCAACCAGGACCAAACCCAAGATGAAACAATATTGGAAGATAAATAACCTCGCTGGCAAGCGTGCCGAAATCCTCATTTATGAGCAAATCGGGAAAGACTGGTGGGATGGATCAGGGGTTGGCGCCAAGGATTTTATCACCGACCTGCACGCCCTCGATGTTGATGATATCGACCTCCGCATAAACTCTTTGGGTGGCTCGGTATTCGAGGGAAATGCAATTTATAACAGCCTGAAGGCGCACAAGGCCAAGGTGCATGTCAAAATAGACGGTATTGCCGCGAGCATCGCCAGTGTCATTGCCATGGCTGGAGACGATATCGAGATACCAGAAAACGGCCTGATAATGATCCATGACCCATCCACATACGCAGGCGGAACGGCAGACAACATGCGAGCTGCCGCCGATATGCTCGACAAGATAAAGATTGGGATCATTGCAGCCTACAAGGGGAAAACCGGCAATGACGAAAAAGAAATTGCCGACATGATGAGCGCTGAAACATGGTTGACAGCACAAGAAGCCATCGATTTTGGCTTTGCCGACAAGATGACCGGAGCCATAGCAGCGCAAGCCAATTACGACAAAGATGTAATGTCCCGCTTTCGGAATATTCCGCAAGCACTTATGCAGGCCGGGGCAATCTCCGCGCCACACAACCAACAGCCACAGGAGGAAAAACCCATGGCGGAAAAAACAGTTGTTACCCCGGAGATTACCCTTGAAAAAATCAAGGCAGAATACCCGGAAATCGCGAAAGCGTTGAAGGAAGAAGGAAGGGCTGAAGGAATAGCCGAAGGTGCAAAAGCCGAGGCCGCACGGGTCAAAGATGTTCTTGGCAACCTTATTCCAGGCCATGAAGCACTCGTTAACACACTGGCTTTCGATGGCAAGACCACCGGGCCGGAAGCCGCCGTTGCAGTTCTCCAGGCCGAGAAGAAAGTCAGGGCAAGTGTCATGGCAACCATCCAGACAGACGCACCGGCTGTTGTCCCTGCCGCCAGTGCCGATGTAACTACCTCCATGACAGCCGAAGAAAAAGAAAAATACGCCTGGGAAACAGACGAAAAATTGCGGGTCTCTTTCGCCGGGGATGTTGGGGCATATAACGCTTACAACGCAGCCGCAAAAGCAGGCCGTGTCAAAGTTTTAGGAATCAAATAACAATCACCAAACTACTGTCATGACGACAGAAGGGGAATACACATGACAACTTTAGCCGTTGATAAGCGCCGGGTCACAGTACTCGGAGATGTAAACGAGCTGCCGATAGTAGCAACCGACATAATTTATGAAGGTGCCGCAGTCGGAGCCGTAAAAGCAACCGGGCATGTCCGCCCGCTAACCGCAGTTGATTTGTTTGTAGGCTTTTCTCAGGCCAACTTTAACAACACCGGGGCAGCAGCCGCGATGAATTGCCAGGTGGTACGAAAGGGGTCAGCGATCCTTGACGTTACCGGGGCAGTAATCACCGATATCAAACAGCCGGTATATGCAACCGATGACGATACCTTCACCATGATTCCTACTGGTGGCGTGTTCATCGGATTTATTCGTCGGTTCATTTCTACTGGTGTCGTGGAAGTCAATTTCGACATCGACAACTTTGTTGACCCATACGCCGGAAAAGTCAAAGAAACAGTGGCCGCTTCGACCTTAACCCTCGATGCAGAAGATTGTTGTAAATTCATTTTCTTCACCGCCGACTGCACAATCACCCTGCCTGCAACCGCCACCGCACTCGATAACGTAACCCTCGTTAACATGGGGCCGTTTGGCACAGTAGCAGTTGTCGTTGACCCTGACGGCAGTGACAAACTTGCAGGCCCGAACATTGCTCCTGCAGACGGCGCAACAGTCACCAACACCAAGGCAACCGCATGTCGCGGGGATTACATGACCTTGAATTTTAATGCGGCAGCAGGCCCGGCAATTACTGAACTCAAAGGAACCTGGGCCGCAGCATAAACGATAAACCCGAAACTACTGTCGTGATGACAGAAGGGGAATAAAATGGGAATCCAAACATTAGGAAGCAGGGCCATAATTGGCAAGTTTTACGAAACATTACAGCAAAACACCGGGGCCGCATGGATAGATAAAATTTCCATGCTTTTTCAATCCGATCAGGAGAGCGAAACCTATAAATGGTTGGGACAGTCTCCAGCTATGCGCGAGTGGATTGGCGGACGTAACGCCAAGGGATTCACTGAGAACGGTTTCACGATCAAGAACAAGCATTTTGAGGCAACTCTTGAAGTCCTTCTTCAAGACCTCAAACGCGACAAAACCGGTCAAACCTTAATCAGGATTGCCGAGCTTGCCGACCGTACTAATTCGCATTGGGCCAGCCTTGGGTCTGCCATGATCCTCGGTGGTGCAACCGGCCTTTGTTATGATGGTCAGTATTTTTTCAGCGCCAGCCATGCAGAGGGTAATTCAGGAACACAAAGCAACTCCATCAGCATCGACATTTCTGCACTTCCAGCACAGGTACATGGTGCAATCACCGCTCCGAGCCCTGAAGAAATGTCAATGAGTATTTTCCAGGCAATTACCTCCATCCTTTCTTTCAAGGATAACGAGGGCGAGCCGATGAACGAAAACGCACAAAACTTTGTTGTAATGGTTCCTATTTCCCTGCTCCCTTATGCAATGTCTGCCGTTTCTGCCGACACGTTTGCAAGCGGATCTGACAACACGCTCAAAAAGTCCGGGTTCAGTATCTCGGTTGTCGGCTCTGCCCGCCTCAACACCTGGACGGTAAACTTTGCAGTGTTCAACACTGATGGGCGGGTTTCCTCTCTTATTCGTCAGGAAGAAGAGCCCGTTACCTTGGCGGCAATTGCCGAAGGGTCAGAGCTTGAGTTCAAGGAGAAAAAACACCAGTACGGCGTCGATTGTTGGCGGAACATGGGTTACGGCTACTGGCAAAAGGCTTGTCTGGTAACGATGACCTGATTCTAATCCCTGGGGCGTAAAAACTCCAGGGTTACGAGGAAAACATGGAAAAAGTCAGGACATTAAAACCGATCACCTTACCTGCCGGGATATTCCTTGAGTTATCACCAGAGCAGACAATGCACCGTTACTGCCTGGAGCATGTCGAGGGCAATATATATCTTGCAACAGGAGAAACTCAGTGGACTGCAGGTGAGATTATCGGAATTGAAAACGAACTTCCTCTTGGGATGGTCGAAAAGGTTGCCGATGGTGAACAATATCTAATTGTTTCAGTATTCCAAAAGAAAGCAGGAAAACCAAGGAAAAAATAATGTTTACCGAGGATCTGACCGTATTTTTCGAGCATGCTGGAGGATTTCAATCATCTCATTTGATTGGAACAACAGCGGTTGACTGCATCGTGACCGAGCAGATAACGGCACGGTCAGAGGTGGACGGCTCATTCCTTCAGATTTTCGATGTGGTTTTCAAAAAGACAGCGATCACGACGCCAGTGCCAAAACAGGCTATTTCGTTTGACGGCGTACGGCACACGATCGACGCTGTTGTCGATGACGGCGTGGTTGTGACAATGACCATTTCCAGGGTGGTATCGTGAAAACATTGCTTGATAATGTGAAAACCGCTTTTTCGGCAATGATCAGCACAACCGTGTTTGATGATCCGGCAGGAGGAACGCAGGCCATGCGCTACTATGTCGGGCAAATGCCAGACAAGCGAACAACCAGCAACGAGCAAGATTTTCCTTTCTGTTTGATCACTCCGGGCGAGTTCACCTTTGCCCGTGACGGCAGGAAACAGAGCGTCAATATTCAGATTGGGCTCTATGAAGCAGGAAGCAAAGGCGACGCACTCACCGCAATTGACGCATTTATGACGCTGATTGCCGACGCCGCGAACAAATCATATTCAGGTTACAAATTAATTGGGGAATTTTCCGGGTCAATGACCACCGAAAACTACCCTTATTTCGAGATTAATCTATCAGGAGAATTTAAAAAATCCAGATAGGAAAAACTACTGTCGTGATGACAAGGAGTTAATACCATGGGATTAAAAGCATATTCAGGCCAGGGGACAATTTATATGCGCCCTGTCACAGCGGCAGGAGTAAAAACTGACGATTTTCGGCAAATCGGGACCGCATACCCGTTAAGCATCAAAGTTACTAATGATCAAGTCAAAAAACTTGGTAGAACCGTCGAGAACGCAAACCAAGTAATTGCTGCAAAAAACAAACTAACCGAGCTTGCCGGGACGCTAACTCTACATGAGTGGAACGCCGCCAATCTCGCATGGGCATTGTCAGGAGGATATGCCAGCCAGGTGGCTTCCGGGTCAACTGTTACAGATGAGGCAATTACAATCCCAATACCTGGCGAGTGGATCGAAGTAGCGCACCGCGACATATCCTCAGTCGTTGTCACCAGTTCACCAGCAGGGACGACTTACACCGTAGACGTTGATTACAAATTCGACGCCAAACTTGGGCTCTTCACCACAATAACAGGGGGAGCACTCGCAGCCGGAACAGTTGCCACGCTTATTGACTACGCATATGCAGCCAAGACCGGATACACCGTTGCAATAGGCTCGTCTTCGCAGATCCGTGTTGAGATCCTTGCACACCTCTACGACGAGTATAGCCAAGAGCATTGGGTTCTTGAACTTGATTCTGTTGTCCTCGGATCAAACTCTGAAATTAACTTTATTTCTGAGCCAGAATCAGAGGGTGAAACGCTTGAATTTGTTCTCACTCCAGAAACACTGTCCGGTGCGTCTTCTTGCGGTCGTGTCAACGGCATTTCTCTTTAATCGGTGAATTATGAGCTTAACCAAAAAAGTTGAAATAGACAGGAAAGTTTACAGTGTCAACGAACTGACAATGCAGCAAATTGTAGACCTCACTAATGGTGAGTCAGACAGTGCATTGTCTCCGTTGATCAAGATGCTTGAGTGTTGCACGGACGCAAAAAAAGAGGACATTCTACCAATGTCGCCATCTGACATAGGGACGCTTGTTGATGCTCTTATCGAGGTCAACACCCCTTTTTTGCAGCAAGCTCGAAAAATAGGGGCTCCAGCGTCGGCGGAAGCACTGGAAACTCTTCTCAGGTCGGTTTGCTTGATTGCATTTTTGCCTTAATCCATGCAGGGCATGGCGTTAAGGTTTGGGACTATCCATTCTCAAATTTTCTGACAGCTTTAAGGGTGTTCAATGGCAAACGATAAAAAGAAAATTGAATATACCCTAGCTCTTAGAATATCTGATTTTCAAAAATCCGTTACTCTCGCAGTAGGTCAGATCGACGCACTAGGTTCAAGGATTACCAAGAGCCTTGGCGGTTCTCGGAAAGAACTAGAAATGGTATCCGGTAAGCTGAAAGGCATCGGCCTTGCTGCCGGTGCCGCCGCTACTGGTGGTGTAATTTTGTTCGCCGCCACCATGCGTTCATCGGTTGAAAGCGCCGTCCAAATGGAAAAGATCAACCTTGCATTCGGGGCAATAACCGGGAACGCAGGTCTTGCCGGCAGAGAGCTTGCTTTTGTCGAAACAGAGTCAAAAAGACTTGGCATATCTTTTTCAGAAGCAGCGCATGCATACAAAGGAATATTTGCAGCGAGCCAAGGGACAGTTTTAGCGGGGCGTGAAACTCAGAAAATATTTACCGGAATAGCTGCAGCCTCATCAGCCCTTGGGCTTAGTTCTGATCAAACGGCAGGGGCATTATTGGCAGTAAGCCAGATGATAAGCAAGGGCAAAATATCAGCCGAAGAGTTGCGCGGTCAGTTGGGCGAAAGGTTGCCGGGTGCATTCCAGCTTATGGCACAAGCAGCAGGGGTTTCAACCGCAGCACTTGATAAGATGTTGGTTGCCGGAAATGTCGGCATTGATTTATTGCCAAAATTTGCACAAATATTGATTGACAAATACGGGAAAGCAGCAGTCGCCGCCGATGGCTTTATTAAAGCTCAAAGCAACGTCTCAAACGAGTATTTCAAACTGAAAACCGCCGCCGGCCAGATCGTAACACAGAACACGTTTGTCATTGACTCCCTAAAAATCCTTGCCGGCGTCATGGGTGTTGGCACAGAAGCAATCAAAGCAAACAGAGACTCACTTGTAAACCTTGTCAAAGACGGATTTGTCTCACTCGTTGGGGCTGTAAGCATGTCGATAGGAGGGGTACAAAACTTTTACAATGCATGGCAAGGGTTGGGGCTCGTAGCCCATGGCGTAACATGGCTGATTATAAAGGGCATGGAATTGTCGGTGCAGGCGATCAGGTCAGCACTATTGCCTCTCGACCTCCTGTTGCAAGGTATGGTCAAAGTCGGGGCTATCAATTCAAACCCTCTCCAGGATTGGCAGAAAACTCTTGCAGGAGTCAGCAAAATATCCGGCGAAGAGTTCAATGCACTCCTCCAAAAAATAACCGAAACCAACACAAGTTTTGACCAGGCCAAGGCAAAAGTCGATGAATGGAAAAACAAAATCGCAGAAATACCGGCAACATTTAAAGAGTTGCCGGGAGAAGCAAAAAAAACTACTGACGCGACAGTAAAGGAAATTAAACAAATAGATGGAGTATGGACAAACGTATATAACGAAGTTGGTAAAAAATCCGACGAAACCACCAAAAAGCAAAAAGAAAACACTGAAAGTGTGAGTGGTGAAATAAAACTTGTCGGAGAAGTTTGGACAAACACACACGAAACCGAGAAAAAAACATCTGACGATGCGACTGCTGTTGTTTTGTCGAATATTGCAAAAATCAAAGCAGCAGCAGCGTCAATAAAATATCCGTCTCCAGGCGGTGGTGGCAAGGCTGAAGGTTTCGCCCGTGGCGGAAATCCTTTTCATGGGGGACTTGGTGGTTTTGGTGGAGGTGACCGGCGTCTAATCATGGTTGAAGACGGTGAACACGTAATCAGAAAAGAAGCCGTGAAAAAACTCGGGCATGGTTTTTTCCAAAGGTTTAACCTTCTCGACTTTCCCGGTTTCTCAGTTGGTGGTGATCCTTTCCAGAACACCGCGACCGCGACCGCAGCTGGAAGCATGATCAACCTCACCGTAAACTATTCAGGTAGCGCATCGAGAACCGATATTGACGGACTGACAAAAGCCGTAATGTCGAACCTTGAAAAAGCATACCGGGGGCGAAAATGACAGTCTCACTCGGAGGAATAACCCTGTCGGACCATCTGGTTTTGAATGGACTCGATGAAGCGCCAGGCATTGCATGGTCATCAAGGAGGACTATCGGTGGAGCCGCAAAAACCCAAAAACAGACAGTCACAGGCGGACGGACTTTTGAATTAAACTCAGAATATCACATCACCTATGCAAACATGATTGCGATCAAAGCAAAGGAAAACGCCGGGGATGCAGTGCAGCTTGTTCATCCTCGAATAACCTGCAACGTTTTAATCATCGGCGTTTCACTCGAACCAGACACAGAACTTTCTAACCCTGCCAGTGCCACAGATTTATGGTACTCAGGAACAATTAAATTATTAGAGGTGTAACATGCTTTCAACTGACCTTAAACTTTGTAGAGGCTTAAATATAACCGATACTTCAGCACACGGTGGCAGGATGGCGGCAACGTTTATCACTTCTGGTGCCGCTTCAAACCTTTTCCCTCCTATTTTTTCCGCTGACAGAATAGCCGAGACAATCACGCAGCAAAAAACGTTTTTAAAATTCAACGACGATGCTGACGGGGTGGCCTACAATGCTCGTGTTTTTTATGTTGGTGATCCTGCCGGTGACGATTTTTGTAAATTTTGGGCAGGGACTCAAAGAGACACCAGGGCAGATATTACCGGCTCTGAGGATTATTTCTCCGCCGGATTGCTTGAAACTGGAGTGGATGCAACCGAAACAACCATATCTGTAGAGGTAAAAGACGCAGATCAAACGGCAGGATTTGCCGCCAATGGCCTTGTCGTTATCTCAAGCAAAACTCTGCCAACATCCTCCACGGGAACGCTTGAAGTAATGACAATAACCGCCGATGCGCCAACAGTTGTCGGTAATGTCGTCACGATGACTTTCACCGAAGGACTTGCAAATTCGTATCTTGCGGGGGCAAAAGTCAGCGCTGTTTATGTTGTCGCCGAGACAAAGACTTCTATTTCCGATACTAGTCATACCGGTGGGGCTGATGTTGATTTTGACTTAATCACCTTAGACAACATTGGTACGGTTGATGAGGATTGGGTTGGAACATTTACAAGTCCGACAGCTTATACTCTTGTTGGCGATAGCCTTGAGAATGTCGGTTCTGGCACGATAAGCGCCACATTTTCGCCGCTCCATGCAACGTTTGCAAAGCCGATGCTAAATATCCCGGCAACCGTGTTTGATGGGCTGACAATATCAACAGGGAACACTTTCTCTTTTTCAACTCACCCGGCTTCAATACCAGCTTGGCATGAGAAAAACAATCCGGCAGATGCCGAAGAAACATCAAGCAATTATATACATTTTTGGTGTTTCTGGGAGGCTGTTACAGCGTAATGGCTGATTTGCTTGCAGTATATGGTTTATCGCAAGGTTTTGGCGATGGTTTCGTAATTATTGAACAGGAATCTTGGCAACCATACACAGGATGGCTCACCAAAATAAATTTGCTCGAATGGTTACGCAAATTTATATACGGGTCTGCCGATCCTCAAAGCTTTTGCCATGAAAGCTACCCTGGATATTCAAAAGCAATTTATGCTTATCCTTCATCACCGAGTTTGGTTTTTAATTGTGGCCTATCACACGGTACTATCCGAGAACACACAATGCAGGAGTTAGATTATTCTGAGTTGATTCAGGTAAATTTGCAGCGGAATCCGCAGCTTTCGTACCCGGCTT